CTTATCAGGTGGATTGAGTGAGGAAGCAGCATCTATATATCTTAATGAGATGAATCTTATTGGTGGTACTCCTTGGAACGTTGCGTTTTCTTATGGTCGTGCATTACAACACTCTGCATTAAGGGGATGGGCTGGTACTAATATCTTTGAAGGACAAAAGTTTGTTCTTGCAAGAGCACAAGCAAACTCTGAAGCTGCTAAAGGACAATATGTTCCTGATTCTCAACCATCATCTGATGAAAAATTATTCGTTGCTGGGTACACTTACTAATGACTGTAGATTTTAAAAAATACACCGAGTTCGTAGATGCAGTTACATCTAACGAAAGTAAAAGTTCTGAATCATTTTCAGTTCGTTTAAGAGATCTTTATTCAGAAGGTCTTCCTGTAGAAAGACTTCTTACTGCTGCAGTAGGAATGTCTGCAGAGTCGGGTGAGTTTATTGAAGTAGTAAAGAAGATGATATTTCAGGGCAAACCAGTTAATGAAGAAAATTTATTTCATCTTAAGAGAGAACTTGGTGATGTAATGTGGTATGTTGCACAAGCATGTATGGCATTAGATACATCATTTGATGAAATTGTTGAGATGAATGTAGAGAAATTAAAGAAAAGATATCCTGGCGGAGAGTTTGATGTTCATAAGTCAGAGAATAGGGCTAAGGGTGATTTATAAATAAAAAGAATAGCTATTCTTTTTATTGTGACCTTTAATGTTACAGATGGTAAAATTAATCATATTTTAAGGAACGTTACAGAGATTCTTACTTCAGAGGATTGTAATTTTTTTGAATCATTTGAAGCTGTAAGTTTTAATGCAAATGCTAGAAGTAATTTGATGGTATTATCGGTTGCTGTTCCATCTCCACAAAGATGGACAACACTCAATAAAATCGCTGAGAAATTGGGTGAGAAGAAATATCCTGGAACGAAACGACGTTATAATATTACAACTGAAGAAGAAAAGAAACCTTTTAGAATAGATGTTGCTGTAGATTATAAAGGTGATTATGCAAATAAAATGGTTAGATTGATTATTAAATCTTCTAGTGGTGGATCTGGTGGTGGATCTGATATTACAGATATTGCAGAGTCTGCTCAATGTTTATATGCCTCTTTAGCTTTTAATGTATATCAAAGACCTTTACAAGATTGGAATGTAGAAGAGATAACGGTTAAGGATTTTCAGGACGCTCAAAAATATATTCAAGTTACAGCAACACTTGATGAAATGGCAAGTTTGGAACCTTTATGGAAAAGGTCTTCTTTTAATATTGCAAATATGTTGTATAGAAGATTTGGAACAGGTAGTGCAAAAGGGGATTGGTTATTCCATAAAGGTATTGGTGTTGATGCTATAATTAAAGAAGGATATATGGCAGTAAAGAAAGATACAACTAATAATGTTTCTGTTCCACAGGATGAAAATAAATGGAACCCTGCTGATATATGGATGGTTCATAAAGATTTTGATTATCCATCATTTCAACAATCATATTCAAATGGATTGGTATTGAATTTTAATTCTGAAATATTAAAACAATTCGAGGATGGTATGTTGGTTGGTGTTTCTCTTAAACAAACTCCATCTGGTGGTTCATTGCAACCAATTAATTTTAATAGGTATGCTGATCGTGGTCTTAGTTGTAGGTATGAGGGTATAGTAGATTTTAGTAAGTGGTCTAAGGATTTTTATTTTGGATTGGGTAATGGTATAAAAATACAATATAGAAATTTTAGTGGTACTAGTGGTAGTTTTCAGGGTGAATTAAAAGGAGTGGGTGCAGCTGGAGGAAAAATGGGTGGTAAAGATTCAATGACTATAGTTGGTCTTGGTGATACATTTAATAATGTTCAAACTTGGCAAGATGCTGGTGATTCCAATAAAATTAGTGATATATCAAAAAATATATATCAGTCTATGAAAGAATTTAATTTATTATCTCCTATGGAGGATGATGAAGCTGCTATAGTTGGTACTATTTCTAATGGGTCTGATGATCTTAAAGTTTCTGATACAAGGTCGTATAGGTATTCTAAAACATTAGGTTTTAATATGGCACGTGCCTTTAATGAATTACAAAATATAAAAAGGAATGGTGAAACTGCAGCAGATGAAGCTGCTAGAGACATTTATCTTTATGCAAGTTCTCAAACACCAACATCTTCAGTTCATTTGAAAGCTTCAAATTAGAATGGCAAAGAATACACATTTAGAACATCTTGAGGATGATATTGTAAATCAGGGAAAAGTTGGTGGAGTAAATGCTATTAAGATGTTACGGGAACTTGGTGACATGTTAACAGAACCACAGTCTTCAGTTTCAGTAACTACTAAATGGGATGGTGCTCCTGCTATAGTTTGTGGTATTGATCCTATTACTGGATATTTTTTTGTTGGTACTAAGTCGGTTTTTAATAAGACGACACCAAAAATAATGTATTCAAAAAAACAAATTGATAGTAGTTATTCTACACAACAAGGAGTTGCACAAATTCTTAAAGATTGTTTAGATTATCTTCCTTCATTAGGTATTAGTGGTGTAATACAAGGGGATTTTCTTTTTACTTCATCATCGAAAACCATAAAACAAATTGGTGGGGAAGAGTGTATAACATTTCAACCTAATACAATTACATATGCAGTACCAACTGGAACTCCTATGGGAGATCAAGTTAAGTCGGCTAAGATAGGTATAGTATTTCATACTTCATATACGGGAGATAGTCTTTCTACTATGGTTGCTACTTTTGGTGTACCTACTTTTAATAGTAATGCAAATGTATCTGTATTTTCTTCTACTTTTACTGATGCGAGTGGTGCTGCAAAGATGAGTGTTTCTGAATTAACTAATTATAAAGCAGCTGTAAATAAAGCAGAGGGATCTCTTAGACAAGCTGGTGGATTTTTAAATGAGATAAGAGATACTGGTGAAGGTAAATTTATGATGAACGCAATGTTTAAACAATATATGAATACTTTTATTCGTGGTGGAGTTGATATTACTAATGCACAACAAACTGCAAATGGATTTGTACAATTTTATATGAATGCTTTGCAAAGAGAAATACTCTCAAAGAAAACGAAATCTGCACAGGATAAATATAAAAAGATACTAAAAGATGGCGTACAGTTTTTAAAAAACAATTCCCGTCCTTTGTATTTTACAGTCGCTTCATATATGAATTTAATCACAGCCAAAGAGATGATTATATCTCGATTGGAAAAGGTTAAAGACATAAAAACTTTTCTTAAAACTGAGAATGGTTATGAAGTTACTGCACCAGAAGGATTCGTTGCTATTTCATCTGGTAGCGCTCTTAAATTAGTTAAGAGAAAAGAATTCAGTCGTGCTAACTTTACTGCAGCTAAAGATTGGGAAAAAGGATGAAGACATTTTTACAATTTATCTCTGAAGCTGAAACGCAAGCATCAACTCAAGCCAAAAATATGGGTTTGAGTGGGGATGGTCATGGCGATTGGTATGATAAACAGGGTAAGTTAGTTGCAAAGACTGTTGGAGGCCGATTAAAGTTCTTTGGTAGACGCAATGCAGGTCAAAAATTAGAACCTGCAGATTTACGTCCAAAGAAAAAGGAAGCAGAAAAACCACAAAAGAATAAAGGTGATAGTTCATTAACTGTAGGGTTTGGAAGATTTAATCCACCTACTGTTGGACATGAAAAACTATTAGATACAATAAGTAAGACTGCTGGTGAAGGTGGTCAGTATAGAATCTATCCATCTAGATCACAGGACTCTAAAAAGAATCCTCTTGATCCTAAAGAGAAGGTAGATTATATGCGTAAGATGTTCCCTAAACATTCCAATGCTATTGTGGATGATGAGAACACAAGAACAATTTTTGATGTACTAAAGGCGGCTTATGGAAAAGGATATTCCACTATCAATGTTGTGGTTGGTTCAGATAGGGTCAAGGAGTTTGAAAACCTTGCAAACAAATACAACGGACAGTTATACAATTTTGACAAAATTAACATTGTTTCGGCAGGTGAACGGGATGCTTCTGCCAAAGGTGTGGAGGGTATGTCTGCCTCCAAGTTACGCAAGGCTGCCGTAGATAATGACTTTGATACTTTCCGTTCAGGTATCACAAAAACTTTAGATGATAAGGCTGCAAAGAAACTGTTTAATACAGTTCAGAAGTCTATGAAGAAAGTGAAGTCTGAAACATGGGAGTTTGCACCTAAACTTGCATTTGATGTACTTAGAGAAAGTTACATTGCAAAACAGATATTCCGTATAGGTGATCTAGTAGAGAATCTTAATCATGGATTGATTGGAAAGATTACTCGTGCTGGTGCTAACTATGTTATTGCAGTTACAGAAGATAACATTATGTTTAAGTCGTGGCTTAAGGACTTAAATGAATATAGTGAGGTACATATGTCATCAACAATGAGAGATGCAATACATCCAAATACTCTCGTTGGTACTGATGGTTATAGAAAGAACTTGGAGAAACTAACTCCAGGACAATACCCACTTATAAATAAACTTAGGCAAAGTCTGAAAAAATCTGGGAAGAAATGAAGGATTCTAAACAAGTTAGAACTGAGCATAGATCATTTATTGATGCATATGCTGAGATTCATAAAGCATCTGCACCAGTTGTTACTGAAAGTGTAGTAACTCCTGTAGTGGAGAAGAAGGAAAAAGTTGAGATGGTTCTTGTGAGAAAGGACAATGCTTTTACTGAGCAAGCTGAAAAATATCAGATGGCTGTAAAACAGTTTGCAAGGTTTGTTGAAGCTAATAATCACTTGTTTGATATTCCTACTCGTAAGAAAGCAATTCTTGCGAATAAGTTTCAAGGATTTAAAGAAGACATAGAATGGGATGAGTTCTTTGGTGATCAAGAACTTATAGATGAGAATCTTTTAAAGAAGGTTGATACTGCACTAGGTAATTATAAGAAAGCAGCTGGAGATACTGTTAGAAAGAATCTTCCAGTAGTTAAAAAGAATGTTAAAAAGGCTGTTAAGAGTACTGCTCAGGCAGTAGGAAAGACTGCTGGACATGTTGTAAAGGGTTATAATAGTGTAAATAAAGAAGCTTATGTTGTACACAATGCTGATAGAGTAGCAAATACTCCTGCATGGCAAGGATATCTTGAAGGAAAAATAAATGAAGTAACTGGTGAACCTTTATATGTTGCAGGTGAAGATCTACAACAAGAAGGTGTAGGTGCAGCTCTTCTTGGTGGAGCTCTTGCAACTGGACTTGCAGCTAAAGGAATTCAGACTGCTAAGAAGGTTCATAGTAAACTTAAGAGTGGAACTGGCCCTATTGGTAGTTCAAGAAAGAAAACTTCTGATGCATTGAAACAATTAAATCAAGAAACTGAGGTGAAAGGTGATGATCTTCAAGAGATTACAACGAAAGATACTAAGTCTGGAACTAAATTTAAGGTTCGTGTTAAAGATAAAGCTACTGGTTCTTCATATATACGCTTTGCGACTCGTGAAAAGATATCACAATTACGTGCAGATCCCAAGATTGCGTCTGTTGAAATGACTGATGAGGGTCAAACCCCAGAAGAAAGAGGTGAGAAGAAGGCACAAGCTGCAGGTGGTGGTAAGAAGGATGATCATAAAGATGAAAATCCAAAGGCAGAATCACCTAAAGGATCACCTAAAAAAGATAAGTCTGAGAAGAGAAAGAGAAGTGTTACTACTGAAGCACGTTCTAATTGGAGAACTGATCTTAAGGAAATTATCGGTGAGGTTGAAATAAAAGAGGGAAAAAAGAAGAAAGGGGTTAAAAACCCCGTCTGCATAAACCCAGACACTGATGATGATAAGAATAAGTATGAGGAATTGGATCCTAAGAAAGTTGCAGAGAGTATTGGTGCTGAATTAAAAGGTCTTGAGATAGAAGATGCAGATGGAAATACTGCATTTGAAGTTGTTGATCTTATTAAACCAGAACCAATGAAAGGTTTGGCTAAAGAGGATCTTCAACAGACTGTTACAAAGGTTCTTGATAGGGGAACTAAATTTGTAAAGAAAAATCCTGTTGGGAAAGTTCTTGGTGCAATAGTTTCACCTGTTAAGGGTAATACTGGTAAGAATTATCCTAATGCAGCAGATCAAAAAGCAAAAGGACTTAGGACTGGAAGCTAATGAAATCATTTAAACAATTCATGTCCGAAGAGGACTACGATAGAATCAAAGATCGTCGTATGGAAAGAGGTGGAATGGACGGAGGTGATGATGTCACTCCAAGTTCTGGTGGTAAGAAAGAGACTGAGGCAGAGAAAAAGAAGAGAAGAGAGAACAGTAAGAAAGCTTTACAAACTGTTATACAAGGTATCTTAGACAGGGATGGCCCAGGCGCTATAATGGGAAGGTGAATATATAATATAGCTATTATATAAGATCATGCTTTCATTTTTACTTCCATTAGCCTCAAAAATCATTTCTGATGCAGTTGACAAAATTCCTGAAGACGCTGAACTTGGGGAAAAATTAATTGATATTTGTCTCAAGATTATAGGTAAGGCAGTTAAGTTGACAAAGACGGATGCAGATGATAAGTTGTTTGCACAAGTAGAAAAGGCAATCAAAGCAAGGTAAAAGAGAGGGTTTTAACCCTCTTTTTTTATAAATAAATTTAGATTAATACTATTATTGGGACAAAACCATGCCTTTATGGGGAGCTACTGATGCAGATGAGTCTAAACCTAAGTGGCTCACGACTGCTCAAAAGAAAGAAGTTTTTGCTAATACGACAGGATGGGTAGTAGAGGGTGGTTCTACTATGACAGGTAATGATAATACCAGTGCAGCACCTGAAATACTTGCTGCAATAGGTGGTCTTACAACTAAGATTGGTGCTGCTGACGTAACTGACGTTGAATGGATTACAACTGCTGCTGACAAGTCTGCTGGATTTACTCTATCAATTAGAGTTAGATACAATGAGGCTGTTACAGTTACTGGTTCACCAACACTTGCAGTTACCAACGGAAACCAAGGATCTGGATCAGGTCGTGGGCCACACACCCTTGTTTACGCTAGTGGAACAGGTACTAACGAATTAGTATTCTCACTTGCAATTGCTGCTAACAATGCTGCAACCAATGCAAATGACGTACTAACAGTTGCTGCTCAGAACATTGCTAAGCCTGGTGGTGCTACAATGAAGGATACTGCAGATGGTACAACTAACGCTGCTGTTGCAATCTCTGGTGCTCAGGGTACTGCTTGTGGATCTATCACTGTTGTTGCTTAATAAATAGAATCACGACAATACGTGATTCATGAAGTTTGATGAGTTGAATGAAGACAATTATATGATGTTTGCAATCAAACATTACGAAAATCCTCAAGCTATTACTGCTGAGGATTTTCATGATGATATGAAACGATTCAAATATATTAAACGTCTTCTACGTAGATATAAGAAAACAGGAGTATTGAAAACCCATTTGTTATTAAATCATTTTATAAGCATATACAATGTTTTTGGTGATGGTGCTACTCCACTTCTATTCTATAAGATAGATCAAGATCTATGGTCAGCGATGAAATCCTTTATCATTTATTTGGGAAGGTTTCCTGAATATCCAAAAGGTGCCATCCATGATATAAAAGTTGACTTAGAATGTTTTAAGGAGTTAAAACTAATTTAATGGACAAGAGACTGCAAAAAGTTATTGACTTCTTTAAAGAAGAAATGGTAGCCAATGCTGCAGGAACTGGTGGAGGTTTTGGTGGTTCTGCAAATGCTGCAGGCCCTGTTGCTGGATTCGATCCTGTAATGGGTAAAAAGATTTCTAGAAGGAGATCCATTGGCAGATGGGCTCAATCTCTTCAGAAGAAGAAAAAGAAATAATTAATGTGGTGGAGGAATATCATGGCCGATAGAGTAACTACAGCTGTATTAAAAGAAAAAATTGATAATGTTGAGAAGGTATTCAACAGGATCGATGATGCAATTGTAAAGATTGTAGAAGTTAATAATAATGTCAGTAAGATGTTGGCCGTTCATGATGAACGACTGGTTAAACAAGAGAAGATTGATGAAGTTTTATTTAAAAAGATTGATGAACTTCATGTGAAAGTGGTTGAAGATAATAAGGTAGTACTAGAAAGATTGGGTAATCTAGAAAGAAAGGTTTGGTCAGGTCTTGGTATAATCGGTACTATAATGGTGGTTCTACAGGTTGCTGGCCCGAATAAAATATTAAGATTGTTGTCACCAACGCAAACATCTGGTATAATGGAAGAGATCAGACCAATCTCTTTTGAATTACATAGACACAAAATACATAAGTCTAGTATCAGTTAGACTCAATAAGTTTTCTGAGAAGAAGAAGGGATTATATAACTTCCGTTGCCCTTACTGTGGGGATTCACAAAAATATAAGAATAAATGTAGAGGATATATCTTCCAAAAGAAGAATGATATGATTTTCAAATGCCATAATTGTGGTGTTGGAAGATCTTTAGCCAATTTTTTAAAGGATCAAGATAATAATCTTCATGATCAGTATGTCATGGAGAGGTATAAGAAGGGGTTAACTGGTAAGGGTAGTAACACTCCTAATCCAGTATTTAATTTTCCGAAACCTAAGTTTACAAAGACTGATATATGTTCGGAATTGACAAGTGTGGCTGATCTAAATAAAGAACATTTAGCAAAAGAATATCTCCTTAACAGAAAGATTAAAAACCTTTCTGATTTTTATTATTGTCCAAACTTCATGGAATGGACTAATAAACATAAGGAAACTTTTGAAAATATAAAGAATGATGAGCCAAGGATCATAATACCCTTGAGGTATGAAGATGGATCTTTATTCGGGTTCCAAGGAAGGTCTCTAGGGTCGAATTCTTTAAAGTACATTACCATTATTTTAGATGAGGAGGCACCGAAAGTTTATGGATTGGATAAGATCAATAAAAACAAAAGTATCTACGTGGTTGAAGGGCCTTTTGACTCAACATTCGTCAAAAATAGTGTCGCTTTTTGTGGGAGCGACGGTGATATGGCATATCTTAAAGGAAGCCGTGTCGTCTTCGTATATGATAACGAGCCTCGTAATAAGGAAATTGTTCGGAGAATCGAACAATGTATCGACAGAGGAGAAAGAGTAGTAATATGGCCTAACTACATATCTGATAAGGATATCAATGATATGGTTCTTAGTGGACATAATGTTCAGAGTGTGTTAGAATGTAATACATATTCTGGATTGGAAGCAAAACTTAATTTTAACAACTGGAAACGAATATGACCAACGGCATCAGCGTCAAGAAGAGAAATGGCAGAGGTGTAGAACCTCTTAATCTGGATAAAATACATGTAATGGTTGAAGAAGCAACCAAAGGTATTGCAGGGGTTTCTGCAAGTCAGGTAGAGATACAATCAGGAATACAATTCTATGATGGTATTAGTACTGCTGAGATACAGGAGATTCTTATTAAGAGTGCAAGTGATCTTATTAGTTTGGATAACCCTAACTATCAATATGTTGCTGCAAGATTACTTCTCTTCTCAGTTAGAAAAAGTTTGTATGGTGGGATAAGAGATATTCCTAAATTAGTTGATCATATTCAGTCATGTACTGGTATTAATGTTTATGATTATGGAATATATGATAAGTATAGTTTAGAAGAAATTAATAAAGCAGATAACTGGATCGATCATGATCGTGACTTTTTGTTTACATATGCAGGATTACGTCAAGTTGTAGATAAATATCTTGTACAAGACAGAAGTACTGGCAAGGTGTATGAAACACCCCAGTTCATGTACATGATGATCGCATTGACGATCTTTGCAGAATATCCTAAAGAAACGAGGCTTAATTATGTCCGACGATACTACGACGCAAT